CGCTGCGACTTCGATAAGCTTGCTCATCGCACCGTAGCCAACAAGTTTACTTTCGTCAATACCCATGTGAGCGTAGAGCTTGCTCAGCATACGACCGACTTTCGTATGCGCGTAGCGAATGTCCATTATGTTTAGATCGGTTCGTGAATTGCCTTCTTGCAACAGCGATAGCGTACCCATCGCTGTGTAAACGCCACGCTTCGTATTCGCACCAGCGCCCATGCCTTGCATTGGTGGGCTAACGCCACTACGCCGTTCGGCTAGGTCCATTGAGAGACGTTCCTCGTCGATAGTGATTGTCATGATGTCGCCATGCTGCAACGGCTCAATTTCTCCAGCGATAGCTGGTAGCATAGCTGAAGGATAAATCTGATAACCCTGATGTAGTTTGCTCTGCGGGTCAACACGCCACACTTTCGTGTTTGCGACTAGGACATTGTCCCGACGCTGATTATGCATCACAGAAACTTCTTCTTGGATCATCTCAAGAACTTCACACAAACCGTAACCCAACAACGAGTCGTCACGATAAAGCAAACGACCCATTACGAAAGGACGTGTTTTGAGAATCGCAGAGTACTGATCGAAGATTGCATTGAGAATCGTACGAGTCTTGAGATGAAACCAAACAATAACCCGCGGGGCTTTGCCGCCTGACGGCGCACGGTAGGGCAAATAACACTCGTAAACGTCCCACTCCGCGTAGCCGTCATGCGACGAAGTTCGCGCGTTCATGTCTTCTTCGCGTTGTTTGGTGACGTAGTCTGGACTTGTTCGATCTGGAGACTTGAGAATCTCATCAACTTTGTTGGCTTTGAAGAACTGCGTATAGCGACGCTCCATCAGTTCGTGTCGTTGGTATCTTACCCTGTGCGCGATTAAATCACACGACTCCAATGTCTTAGCCGAAGGCGGTACGAACATATCTTCAAGCGCGACCTTCTCTGGTCTTGGCCCTACGTATGAAGGTTCACGCATAACCTCGTAACGTCCAGTACCATCACCCGCAGGGACAGCATAGTCTTCGTACGTCTTGACGTAAGGACACTTAAGAAATGAAGTTCCATATTTAATAATCTCACCGAAGAACTCACTCTCCACACGATAGAGATCCAACTCCGTTGGTTCGCAAGCGTTGTCTAACAAAAACGTCTGCCACGCGTCTCGGACGTCTTCGAGCTGACCGCCGTACATACCAACTATGTTCGCAAGCCAAAGCGGACGCGTTTTCCAAACAGCGTTAAGCACACGTGCTTTCAGCGTATCACAGTGTATACCAGCCAGTGGTACAACTAAGTTCGACGCGTTTTGAAACGGAAAATCCCGAGTCTTCTCAGCCGGTTGCGCTTCGTAAATGCGCCGCCATTTGACAAGATTCGTTTCGTGAAACGGTTTTAAGCCTGTCTTCAAAGCCGTCAGACGCTGGTAGAGATCGCGACTAAGCGCTAAGTCAGCGTCTGACGACAATGGTAATCTAAGTGGTTCGTACATTTTTGTTACTCTTTAATCAACCCACTCACTTAAACTGCAACTACTACACCGTAGGTGCAGGTGCCGGGGGCGTCGGTGTGTTCGCCACAACAGCAGCTGAGACTTCCGTCTTGTTCGCTTCGACAGCAGCAAAGATCGCATCGACCTGTGCTTGCTGTGCGGGCGTCAAAGAACCGGACGTGATCGCATCGAGCTGGGCTTTAAGACCTTGCGTAAGCGTGATCAGACTTTCTTCAACCGTCTTCTCTGCCGCTACGTCATCCAACACTTCTTGAAGTGTAGCCATGAGGTTTACCTCCTTTCCTAAGACAAGGTCTAGCTTCTTGTTAATCTGACTCAACAAGCTAGAGCTGCCAGAATCGGTTTCTTGAGAAATGTGAACGTAAATGTCAAGTCTCATAAGCTTATTTCTTCACCGTAGGTTCAATAGTCGACGTTCCTTTCGCCACCTGATCTTGATATTGCTCGACTACGCTTGTCGGTAGCGAAAGCAACAACGAACGACCCTCCGGTTGTTTCAACAACACGCCAAAAATCGCCAAGCCTGCGGCTGTTAGGCCAATGCCTACGGCTACGCTAGTGCGTGTACCACTCGTTAGAGCGCCACCGGTCGCTACGAGTATTGCTATCACGCCACTGTACACAGTACTAAAAATCAACCGAAGCCAAGCTTGAAACTCTTTGTCTTTCTTCCAAACGCCCCAAAGGTTCACAAGTGCGTTAGCAATGTCTATTGTGAACCCAGCCACGCTTCGCGTCCTTTATGCTAACTTCTGCGAAGTCGCAGGTGTCGAAGACTGCACCACCGGCGAGGGCAGCAAATGCGTCAGCACTGCATATACACCACCTAGCGCAGCACTAAGCGCCGGATGCGAAACGATGAAATGCTGCGCCGCAGGTAGCAGAATTGGAGTAACAACTCCAAGAATTGCTACGATCGTCGGCCACCACTTAGCGAAGAACGTTCCCATTTTTAAGTCTCCTCTTTGAGTTTAGTCTCTATCCCTTAGCTCTTAGCCCTAATTATAACCACGTCCACCAATGCCCGAATACGGAGTATTGACACGCTGAGCGCGCTGTTGGTTCTGTGCAAGCATAAGAGAGTTATCTGCATAACTTACACTATAGCGCAGCATTTGCGGTACGTACGCTAGCGCGTCTAATAAATCACAAAATTTGCCTCTGGGAAAGGTATTAAACTCCCCGATAAAATCCTGATGCTTCCGTTGGACAAAGAACCGTCCCTGTTCAAAAAGCGGACTGAGTGTGTTCCTAATACGCCACTCTTTCTTGCGAGTGATCGTACCATCAGGTCCTTCAACTTCGCCCTTGAGTTCGAGTATCTGAATCGGCCACTGCTCGTACGCGTTGCGAGTCTTGATATGATACGCTGCGTAGTTCTGAGCGGCAACGGTTTCAAAGCCGATTCTACGGAGTCTCCATTTACGAGCCATCGCGTAGACTTGATCGAAGAACGCGTCGTATGTTGCATGTTGTGCCCAAGAGTCTAGTAAGTAGTAACGACTACCGAACTCATCACCGTCCTGCACGGCATTTGTGTCGTACTTGCCTACGACTACGATTGCGTGTCGGCACCGCCCAGCGGCGGCGTTACCGCTGTGGTTTGGATCGACGGCCATAGCTATGCTCATGTGGCCGACTTTAAGAGTCTTAACTAGTTGGCCTTGGAAAACTTCATGTTGCGCTGCAAGTCTGCCTTGGTCGTCACGTAGCAATTCGAAGTATCGAAGCCACTCTGGACGGAAATCTGCGTCTTCGGGTGAAACAGGATTATTAAGAAATTGACAAGAAAAATGATAAGAACCCAAACGAGCCTTAAAGCGCAGTAACTTCTCGACCGAAAATTCTTCAGGGAAGATAGGCGTGTCAGCAGGATGGGCGTCGCAACAGCCACCGAGGGCGCTGTGCGAATGGAAATTGAACCATGTTTCATGCTCTCTAATGTAACTGTTGAGGTCATGAAAGGACCACCGATTACCAATGACAAGTTCGTTGTTTTCATGATCCGCGTCCTGTGAGTCCCATGCTCCGACAAGAAGTTTATGATACTCCAACGAAGTTTCCATCACCGCAGGTGACTCAATAGCTTTCTTTCCAATGAGGTCATCTTGTATGACGGCGTTATAGTGTCGTGACTGTAAAGCTCCGCCAACGCCGATAAAATCGAAAGTACCCTCACCGTGCGCTCCGCCTGTTCCGAACCTTCTGCGGTTAACATGCAGAGAGAAGTTCGTCCATATCTCGGACGTAGTAGGCAAGGTCTCTGGAAAAAGTGCGCGGTAAAGCGCGTTCGATTCAAAGTGCCACCTTACTCTCTTACCAAGCTTTGCCGCGTTGGTGATGTTCTCAGACACCAAAAGCGTGCGCTGACTAGGGTTGTGAGCCACCTGCATCCATTGGATATACTCGTCAGAGTAACCAATCTTACTAAACGCTTGCGCGTCGCTATCGCGAAACGGCAACGCCCACCACATTGGCAAGCCTTCAGTACATATGGTTGACTTGAAATGATCGCGTGGGATTTCGAAGACATCTTTTAGATAGCGTTTCTCTAAGCTGGCGCAGATTGGTAGGTGGAGATTGGTCGTTAACCGCTTGCGCGAAAGCCCGTGCTTGATAAAATAATACAAAGAACCCAAACAATTTACGCGCAGCGCTCGCAGTTTATCTGCATCGGGTAACAGCGCTATCGGTAGTGGAATGAATTGTTCCATTGCTTCGCAAGGTCTCGGTTAAGCAACCACCGACGAAGACACCACCTAACCCTTCCAACCGTAGCGTTCTCGAATCCGCGCCTGTGTTGCTGAACGAGAACTCGATTTCATAGCCGACGAAGTCGTATCACACACCTTCGGTGGCGTTGTTGGCGCCGCTGTCACGCGCACGTTCTTCAACGTCTTAGATTTTGGATAACCGTGTTTTTGCACCGTGCCACTGAGATGTGTTTTCATTTGGTCCTTAATCCACTCTTAATTCAAACGAAGTTCTACTCTCCACCACTCGAAGGGTAACCATAGCTACGCTTCATGCGAGCTTTGTCTTGCGACCGCGCCATTGGTAGCGAGCTGGCGCTTTGCGGTAGTTCTTTCACTGACGAAGTCGCGCTTGCGCCACCAGCTTTTGGCTTGTCACTCGGTATTGCTTTCGAAGCCATACTACCGAGTGCCGCACCAACCTGAGGTGCACCAACAAAAGAACCAATAGCCGCACCGGCAATCGGTAGTGCTTTCTTCGCTAACCCTTTTAAGATGCTCATTAGTTAATCTTCTCCTTTGGTGTGACTGGCGTCGGTGACGCAACACTAGACGAAGTCTGACTACCACCCGCAGCCGGAGGCGTAGCCGGTGTCGCAACTGAAGTCTTGACATGGGCGTTGGAAGCACCTACAGCAGTCTTGACCTCACTGGCTACGCCGTCGGCAGCGGTGGACAGACCGGCCAACATCTCAGAGCTGACGCTCGGCGCGTCGTCTCCGCCGAGAGACACACGATGTTTGCTGAAAGTACCCGCGGGGTCGCGGTCAAGGATTTCCACCGAAGCCGACATCGCTGCACGTAGGTCTCGTCGCTGAGCACAAGTCTCGAACAACGTTCGCATAGCCACAGGCACGTATAACTCGAACTGAGCCTTAAGCGCTTCGATCTTACCAGCGAGAGCTTCGTCCATCTTCGATAGTTGACCTTGTAGAATCGCTTCTTCAAGGTCTCGATATTCAGGTAGGGCAACAATCCTACTCAAACCGCTCTGCGTCAAGCCAACACGCACCGCGATGATCGAATCGCGTATGCCCGCAACACGCATACGTGCGATCTGCTCGATCGTTATTCTGACCTTCGGTGTCATGATTGTGAACTCGTTAACGCTAGCGAAGCTTAAACTTTGGTTGTGTCAGCAACCGCAGGTGTCGCTGGCGTTGCTGGCACGACCACGGGCTTTGCTGGTGACAAAGGCTTCGCGGTAGCGGCGCCAGCTTTCGTTTCCGATGTAGCCGCAGGCAGCGAAGCTGGTTCGACTTTGGTAATGCCGACCTTAGCAAGCTCTTCAACTGTGTGGTGATCACACGCAACTTTAGTCTTGTCCGCACTGACGTTAATCCAATCCGTACGATGCGAGCCTTGCTTGCACACAGCGCAGAGTTTCTGAATGATTGTTGGCATAAAACCCTCCACACTGTACATTGTAAAGCGAAACATTGGCGAAGGTCAAGCAGAAAGTGATGTAATGCAACGGCATAAATCCTTTAGAATCAATAAGCGAAGCCTCTTGCATTAGTTGACAAATAATGCGAAGCACGCTAAACTCAAGTATGATAAAACGTTGCATCGGTTGTAAACTTGATCTTCCGTTGAACTGTTTTGAAAAGTCACGTGATCGTTTCGACGGTCACTTTGCGCGATGTAATCTATGTCGTGGACGCTTAACTTTTCACAAACGTGTCTACCCATACAATCCTTTTACTACTTGTGCCATCTGTGGAAGGACAAAAGAACAAAACGGACAACACCTTTCAAACGACCACTGTCATAAAACAGGAAAGCGTCGTGGTCGTTTATGTATCAAATGTAACTCATTACTTGGTTATGCTAACGACGATATTACTATTCTTACAAATGCAATAGCTTATTTAAGAAGCTTTCAATGATTGAAGGCTTTGTCGGCATAGTTTGTGGCTTGAACGTAAGCGTAGCTTTGTATTAGCGAAGCTTTTGGGTGTGTTTCTTAATTTATTTAACCCAACGCGTTGCATTACGAAGTCTAGAAATAGAAAAAATTTTTTGTGGGTGCTCCCAGCGCGCGTGACAATTCCAAATTTTGGGGTCCAGGGGGGTGCGGAGACTAATGTTGGAAGTAGAAACGCATCAACATCTTGTAGCATGCGTCACACTCTAACTCGGTAACAACAACTACCACTGCGTACGTTCTCTCGCATCGTCTCGCGCAAGCGTATCAATGGGTGGCACTAGCAACGCTAACGCCACTAACGTGAGGCGACAATGGCAGAGGATAACAAAGAAGCACCGCAGGTAATCTATCAAGTAACGTCTGACTCAGCAACAGCTTTGGCAATTGGTGTGACACGCGAGGCGATTCAGAAACACAATCAAGGAAAGTTCGCACAGCTGTCACGCTACAACAACGATTCGCTCGTGACGTATTTTCTCGAACTCGGTATGCGTTCGACGCTCACAGCAATTGATGCTGACAGGGAACGACGCGACAAAGAAGCGTACGTCTCTGAGATGTCAAAGCTTGAAACACCGAACCCCGAGGACATTGACCAACTGGTCAAGTACGCTGCAAGCTGCAAACGCTTGCGCGCCAAGTACAAAATCGGGGGAGACAAGCAACAAGTCTGAATCAACGTGCGAAAGCACGAGACGCGACGTTGAGACGATGCCAGCGAACGTGCGCAGCAGCGTGAGGCAAACATGAGCTTTGATACACTTGAGCGGCGCATCGCGTCGCAACGTGCAAAGCGCATGGCATGTGAAAGCATTCGTGGAATCGGTTCGGGAATTGCTCCAACAATTGTACGCGAGCAATCGCGAAGCGAACGCGAAGCGACTTGGCACAAACGAGGACATTTTTTATATTTCTGCGTTCACGACAAGTCAAAATTCACGCCATGCACTTCGTGTAAACGAACGCAACGCGATGCTGAGTTAAACTACGAAGCGTTCGCGGAGTTACTGAAATAGTTGACGCGCACACACTTGTGTAACTTGCTGAAAGCAAAGCACTTACACTTGTGTGTGTGTGTCGCAACAGATTTGAATAGGCTGCCTAGCGTGACGGCGCAAGCGAGTCTGACACGACGAGTCCGTAGTGTGTATATTATTATTATTATTTTTTTTTTTTTTTTTTTTTTTTTTAATAATATTAAAATTAAATTATTTTTTCTTTTCCCTATTTTTTTACAACTTTCTTTTATCCCCTTTATTTCTTGTTCCCCTCT